ATGATACTCCCAATAAAGAGCCAAAGGAGGCTTCTACAAAGGAGCTTGACTTCCACGGAAAGTTTGAAGAGATGGACAAGTGGACTCAGGAGCAGATTATCAACCCGAAGCACTACAAGATTATCCCACCAGAGGCCTACGAGGAGCACCCCGATGGGCTGGAGTATATGGATGTCATGCAGTACGCTCTAGCACACCTCTCTGGCATTGAGGCGCACACTATGGGCCACGTATTCAAGTACTCTTTCCGCATTGGTAAGAAAGATGCTAAACTACAAGATGCCAAGAAGATTGCTTGGTATGCAAACCGTATGGTAGAAATCTTGGAAAAAGGAGAGTAACTATGACAAATAAAGAAATTTTAGATGTTCTAGAAAGTGTAATGAGAACAATGCAGCAAGACTTGAAGGATTGGGAATTCGGAGAACACTCCTACTTAGCTCACGCAGAAAGCCACATTGAGGCCTACGGTCAGCTTGAGGACTTGGCAATAACAATTAAACGAGAAGACGAGGTATGGCCTGACTTTGTAAATGGAGATTTAGTATGATTAGCCAAGAAGATATTGATGCGTTTAAAGAAAACGAGTTAATGAGCGTTAAATACCTTATACTTAAAGATAACGGCTACGATGGTTGTTCCGTTAACTATTATGATAGTAAGAAAGAACTTGGGTTGGCACTTCGGGCTACTGACTACTTTCACTTTAGCTTCCCCATCGAAGATATAGAAGTTTACGAGGTTACTCGTGAGCTAACCACCAAAGAGTTGTTAGAGATTAGAGGTGCTTCCAAATGCTAAAGAAAGTTGAGTTAGCCTACATTCGACGTATGGCAAAAATGTACGAACGGTTTGATGATATGCCTAGACGAGCGGCCATTTTTCAAGCCTACAAATCCTATGAGTTTTACAAAGAAGCAGAAGTGGAGATCAACGATGAACAACAACAACGTAACGTTTGAAGAACTAAAAAACATGACCTTTGATATGGACGGAAAGGATTACACGCACTTGGCGGAGTCTCTAGAGCATTGGTCAGCAATGTTTTTAGAAGGAACTATCTCAGATGAGTATGCTGAACAACTTGCCTACCTGTTGTTTAACATGGCAACAGAGATGCGCAAGCTAACCGAATAAATAAAAACCAACAAGTAAGCTAGGAGAACTTATGAAACTTGTAATTGACATCGAGGCTAATGGCCTTCTACCTACAGTATCTAAATTTCATTGTGCAGGGGCCATTGATGTAGACACAGGACAAGAGTATTGGTTTAGGGACTATGAGTTTGCAGAGTTCCTTGTTTTGTTAGACAAAGCAGAGGTTATTGTAGCACATAATGCATTGGGGTATGACATCCCAGCGCTAAACATTCTTTCTAAAAAGTATTACAAGAAACCTTGGTCGCCGAAGGCAGTGGTGCAGTGTACTAAAGTAATGTCTCAAGTTCTTAACTACCGTCGTTTTGGCTTTGGTCATAGCTTAAAGCTTTGGGGTAACTTCTTTGGGGATCAAAAAGGAGATTATACTGGAGGTTGGGAAGAGTTTAACGAGGATATGTTTGATTACATGAAGCAAGACGTGCGACTAGGGACTCGTGTTTACAAGTATCTTATTGAAGAAACAAAGAAGTATGCCGCTGCAGCTGGCTCCAAGAAGATCTTAAAAGCACTTCGCTTAGAGATGGAGATGGATCGTATTATGGTTGAACAATGTCAGGGGGGTTGGCAGTTTGACTTAGCAGCGGCAAAGGAGTTAGTTCAGCATGTAGAGTATAAAATGAAGGACATTGAAAACTTCATTAACCCCAAGTTACTTGCAAGAGTAAAGAAAGTAGACAATGACCCGAAATCACCAAAGTTTACGAAAGTTGGAAAACCGCTTGCATGGATGCGTAATTGGTTTCAGCTTGATGATAGCGTCACTGTTGATACTTGTCCTGTCTGGGGAGAGTTTAACCGAATTGAGTTTATTACTGGGGATATCGGCAACACTGATACTGTTAAGAGGTATCTTGATAGTCTTGGATGGAAACCGGACGAGTGGAACTGGAAAAAGATCAACGGCCAGTTTATCAAAGTATCGCCAAAGCTCTCAGATAGTTCCTTGGAAGGACTTGGAGATGTAGGTCAGGCTTTGATGGAATACTATACTCTGCGGTCCCGTCACTCTATTATGAAAGGTTGGTTTGAGTATGTTGACAAGAAGGGGCGTATTCATGGAGATGTGTTTAACGTAGGTACCCCCACCTTTAGACAAACCCACAAGATTATTGCTAACTTGCCAAGCGGGAAGGCGACCCTTGGGCCTGAAATCCGCAGGTTGTTTGTAACAAAACCAGGTTACAAAATTGTTAGCGCTGACTCTGCTGGTTGCCAGCTTAGGCTTCTTGCACACTTTATGAAAGACCCTGACTACACTAGAGAAGTTCTTGAGGGTGACATTCATCAGAAAAACGCTGACGTACTGGGTTGTTCTAGAGCTTTAGCTAAACCTTTTATCTTTGCTTACCTCTACGGTGCAGGGGGTAAAAAACTTGGGTCTATTCTTAATGTCCCTGAGAAAGAAGGAACAAAGCTAAAGAACAAGTTCACTAACGCTTTCCCTGAGCTTAAAAAGCTAATCTCAAAAGTTCAGCACATAGCGGAAGAACAGGGGTATATTCCTGGCTTAGACGACAGACCAATCTTCACAGACAGCCAACACAAAGCACTCAACTATTTAATTCAAGGTGCAGAGGCTGTGGTAATGAAAGCCACTGTGGTAATGATCGATCAAAAGCTAAAGGAAGCAAACATTGATTTTAGTCACTTACTTTTCTACCACGATGAACATTCAGTAGAAGTTCGAGAAGATCAAACAGAACAAGCACGGGAAATTATTATGGAATGTTTCCGAGAAGCACCTAAACAGTATGGTATTACTATTATGGACTGCGGCGATTGTAACGTCGGCTCAGACTACTTCGAAGTGCACTAATTTAAAGGATAAAAAACATGACTAAGCTTATCAACAACCACATTATCTTTTCTTTCGACAACCCTTGGCAGATTCACCTTGCTGCAAAACTGTATCGTCACCTAGATACCTTGCGGGCAATGAATAAGCTAACGTATAACCCAAAGCTCGGGACAGGATACTGGGAAGGTATACTTGAACCCGTCATTATGATGGACTACAATGACTTTGTAGAAAACATCTTAAACTCAGGCTATGTTAAAAACCAAGCGTGTTTTCTTCAGTTAAACCCTCGCAACCCACGTTCTTCAGCGGTACAGGCTTGTCTTGTTTACAACAAGCTTGACACAAAGGATGAACTCTTGGGGGAGTTTAAAGAGGTAAGTTACTCCGAGGCCCTGCTCAGTGAAGCTTGGACTTGCCTAGAAGATCGTTACTATGTCGCCTAAGGGTGATCAAATCAGGCTACGAATAAGGCTCTCTGTCGCTGCTTATGCTTATGAGTATAAAGACCACAGCATACTGTCTGACGCAGAGTACGATAAGCTATCTTACCTTGTTGACACAGCTATAGCAACTGGTAATCGTAAGCTGGATAACTTCTTTAAAAAACATTTTGAACCTGCAACTGGTATGTGGGTTCGGAAACATCCTGACAAGGCTGGGTTAGAAAACATTTACCAGCGTTACTATAACATAGAAGGGGAATGGTATGGACAAGCGAGTTTACACAACGATTGAAGGGTTTGAGGCCGAGGTTGATCTCGACATCGTGTTAACTGAAGCAGACTCACGCTACACGGAGTACGGGACCGCCTTGATTCTAGAAGGCCCTCTGGCGGGTTACGAAGTAATTATCTCGTCTGTGACCTTAGATAAACTACAACAACAGTGGTATAAGAAAAATGATTAAGTACACAGTAGAAGTCTACGCTAGTGGCTCTAAGTCTTGGTGCCTAAACGATAAGCTGCACCGTGAGGATGGTCCAGCTATTGAGTGCGTTAGTGGCTCTAAGTATTGGTACCTAAATGGTAAGTACCACCGTGAAGATGGTCCAGCTATTGAGTATGCTGATGGCGATAAGTCTTGGTACTTGAATGGTAAGAAGCTAACAGAACAAGAGCACAAGAGAGCTACTACTAAGTCTACTTCATGCTCAGGCAAAGAAGTGGTAACTGATGGCATCACTTATGTATTGGAGGAGAAACAAAATGAAAGTTAATATTGGACCATACCTCGACACAGGTAAACGAGAGATCGACATCCAGATAGACGACTACGATACTTGGTCAATGGAACACACTCTTGCTATGATCATTGAACCTATGCTTGTGAAGCTAGCCCTAACAAAGCATGGCGCACCTTACGTAGACGTGGATGACTGTCCACCAGAACTTAAACCAAAGTCTGACAATGTGGACATACACGGCAACTGGCTTGGGGGTACCGACGACACCCACCATGAACGGTGGGCTTGGGTGCTGGATGAGATGATCTGGGCCTTCCACCAGAAGAATTACGACTGGGAAGAGCAATACTACAGTGGTGAATCTGACATTTACTTTGAAGATG